GGGGCATGATGCGATGTCGTGCGATCTGTTGCCGTCGGAGCGACCGGGGCCGCATCACCAGGGAGATGTCCGTGACCTGCTGGATGACTGGATCGGGTGGGATTTGATGATTGCGTTTCCGCCTTGTACATATTTGTGCGCGTCTGGACTTCACTGGAACAAGCGAGACCCGGACCGTGAACGCAAGACTGAAGAAGCGTTGGGCTTCGTCAGGGAACTGTTGTCCGCGCAAATTCCGCGCATTGCGCTGGAAAACCCGATCGGGCGGATCGGAACGGCCATTCGTCCGGCTGACCAGATTATCCAGCCGTATGAGTACGGACATGACGCGCGTAAGGGAACGTGTCTGTGGTTGATGAACTTACCACCGTTACAGCCGGTGCAGTATGTCGAGCCGCGCTGGGTGCGGCAGGCGAACGGACGTGTCCTGCCTCGTTGGTCTAACCAGACTGACAGCGGTCAGAACAGACTTCCGCCTTCCAGTGATCGCTGGAAGTTGCGTAGCCATACTTATCAGGGCGTCGCGGACGCCATGGCTGAACAGTGGGGGCGATGAATGGCGCGTAATCCGAACAAGGCTGATGGCCCTGAGGTATCTGAACGGATAAAGGCGTGGGCCTACCGGCGTGCTTGCTGGATCAGGCACGCGGTAACGCCGCACTTCACATGGAAATTCTCCGGTGACCGCGACGATCCGTGGTTCTTCTGTTGCCGGTTCAATGTGTTGTACATACGAGTCTTCGACGTCACATGGATGCGCGACAAGATTTTTGAACCGCCACTCGTGATCTTTACGCTCCTGCACGTGGAACTTGTAAGGAACCGTCCCGAAGTGTGGATGTGGGAAATGGAATCTCCGTTGGCCGATAGAATACGAGAAGCGCGGGGGGCGATGAATGGCGCGTAATCCGAACAAGGCGGCGGACTTTGACCGCAAACTGGCGGCGCATATGGGATCGTTCTTCAACGATCCGTATGGTTTCGTGATGTTCGCGTTCCCCTGGGGGAAATCGGGGACGGCGCTGGAGCACTACCCGGACGGCCCGGACGAGTGGCAGATCGACTACTTCAACCATCTGGCCGAGATGGCGACGCGCAACCTGGCGTTCCGTGATGCCGGGGACGATCTTGAGCTTGTCCAGATGGCCGTGGCATCGGGCCACGGCATTGGCAAATCCACGCAGGTCGCATGGGTTATACTCTGGCTCATGTCAACGAGGCCCGACTGTCGCATAGTCGTCACAGCGAATACTGAAGCACAATTGCGTACGAAGACTTGGCCCGAGCTTTCAAAATGGCACAATCTCGCCATAAACAAGCACTGGTTTACATGGACAAACACGTCATTCTATTATGCTTTCTACCCTGAGAGCAAGAGAAAGAACTACATCGCCGATGCGGTCCCCTGGACGGAGGAACGGTCTGAGGGTTTCGCAGGGCTGCACAACGCGGCGTCTTCCGTGGCCGTGATCCTGGACGAGGCCAGCGCCATCCCTGAGCAGATATGGGAGGTCGCGCAGGGCGCGCTGACTGACGGGGAGCCGTTCTTGCTGGCGTTCGGCAACCCGACGCGCAACTCTGGCCGGTTCTTCGATGCGTTTCACAAGGACCGGGCGTATTGGTGGGTCAAGAACGTCGATAGCCGCGACGTGCGCCTCACGAACAAGAAGTATCTGGCGCGCCTCATCGAGCAGTATGGCGAGGATAGCGACTACGTGCGCATTCGCGTGCGCGGGCTGTTCCCGTATGGCAGCGAAGAGAGTTTCTTCAATCGCGCCGATATCCAGTTCGCGCAGGATCGCGAGTTGCACGAGGCTGATGCAGACGACGTGAGTCCGCTCATCATGGCGATTGACGCGGCGCATATGGGATCGGACAGCACGGTCTTCGCTTACCGGCGTGGCCGCGATGCGCGCTCCATACCGCACGCGAAGTACCAGCAAATCAGGACTGACGAGATTGTCACGCGTGCCTCTGAAGCGATTGATCGCTACAAGCCTGATCATATCATCATCGAGGCCGTTGGCCCTGGTTATGGCGTGGCCGATATGTTGAAGTCTCGCGGTTATCCCGTGCATATGATCTTCACGGGGACGCCTGCCGCGAAGCGACGGCATTACGCGAACAAGCGCGCCGAGATGTATGGACGCTTCCGGGATTGGATCATGGACTGCGGTTGTCTGCCTCGGGATCAGGAGTTGATGGATGACTTGTTGAACATCCAGTTCGAGGTGAAGGACAATGGCGGTATCATTCTTGAGCCGAAGAGGAACATGCGCAAAAGGGGCTTGAAGTCGCCGGACGTTGGCGACGCATATGCGCTGACGTTCGTCCAAAGGTTCAATCCTGCAAGACGGGGGCCGCAACGGCGCGATTACTTCGGACAACCTATCGGCAGCCGCCGCCAGAACATCGCGAAAGGGGCGGATTTCGACCCGTTCGATTAAACAAATGTTGCCTTGATCTTGCTGCACTGCTATATGTGTCCCTGTGCAAGAACCATTGGAGCTTTGACATGGGTTTCCTGACACCGGATATTGATGACCCGAAGCCACCCGCCCCGCCGCCGGAACCGCCCGCCGTGCAGGTTCGTTCATCCGCCGAAGTCGTGAGCGCCGCGCGGGATCAGCGCAGGCGGGCCGCTCGCCGCACGCCGGGCGTGAGTTCCACGTTGTTCACTGGCGGTCTCGGCGTGCCGACAAGTTCGGGGCGCTTCGGCTCCAGCAGCGTGTTCGGGTCTCGCTGATGGTCGAGAACGCGGTTCAGGGCAGCGAAGTCGAGCGCGCGAAGGACGTTCTGCGCGAGTTCGAGGACGTGAAGCAGAACCGCTCGCAGCTTGAGAGTGACTTCCGGGAGATCGCGGAGAGGCTCAAGCCGGAACACGCGCAGTTCTGGTTCGGGAGTCAGGCGGCGACGCAGCAGCCGAAGCAGTTCTCCAAGAAGCATGTCGACGTGTCTGGCGTTATCGCCCTGGAGCGCTTCGTAGCGATCTTCAACTCCATCTCGACGCCGTTCCAGTCCCGCTGGCATCTTCTGAAGGCGAGTGACCCGGTGCTCAACCGCAAGCGCCGCGTGCAGCTTTACTTCGATGAGGTCACGTCGCTTCTGTTCAAGGAGCGGTATGCAAGCCGCGCGGGCTTTGCGGAAGTTCAGCTTGAGAATTACGAGTCTATCGGTTTGTACGGGAACGGAGCGAAGTTTGTGGACGCGCCGTTCGATCAGGGCCGCAGCGGGCTTCGCTATATCGGCGTTCCGTTCCACTCGATATGGTTCCGGGTTGACATTCAAGGACGTGTCGACGGCGTGTTCCGCCGCTTGAATTACACGCCGCGGCAGGCGGCGCAGCAATTCGATGTCGAGAAACTCCCTGAGATCATCCAGCGCAAACTGGACGACCCGCGCTCCAAGGATCATGACACTTTCGAGTTCATCCATTTCGTCGGGCCGCAGGACGATGACGAGTTCCCGTTCGAGAGCGTCTATGTGAGCCGTGAGGGTCCGCAGATTGTGGATGACGGCGGGTTCCGTTCATGGCCGTTCCCGATAGGCAGATACACGCGGGCATCGGGCAGCGTCTACGCCACGGGTCCGGCGATGAAGGTGCTCGGCTCATTGCGCACTGCGGATCAGATCAAGATTGACGCGCTCAAGGCCGGGCAGCGCGCGACGACGCCGGTGCTGCTCGCCAAGGACGACGACGCGGCGGACTGGTTCAACCTGACGCCCGGCGCGGTGAACGGCGGCGCGATCAGCGAGGACGGCAAGCGGCTTGTCGATGTTCTGCCGTCCGGCAACCCGCAATTCGCGCAGGATTTCTACGAGAGCGAACGCCGCGATATCGCTGACGGCTTCCTGACGACGCTTTTCTCGATCCTGACGCAGACGCCGGAGATGACGGCGACGGAAGTCGTCCAGCGCACACAGGAGCAGGGCGCTCTGTTGTCTCCCGTCATGTCGCGTCAGCAGACCGAAGACCTGGGGCCGATGATCGAGCGCGAGCTTGAGCTTCTGGCGTTTCAGGGGATGCTCCCCGAGATGCCTCCCGAGATGGAAGAGGCCCAGGGCGAGTTCGAGATCGAGTTCGCATCGCCGCTCGCGTTGTCGCAGCGTGCCGGTGAGGTTTCCGGCTTCATGCGGCTTGCCGAATTTGCGCTGAATGCTGTGCAGCTGACCGGCGACAGCAGTCATATCCGACGCCTGAACTTCGAGAGCGCGCTTCCAGAGATCGCTGAAATACAGCGTGTCCCTGCCCGCTGGCTGCGCAGCAATGAAGAAGTCGAGGAACTGGCTGCGCAGGATCGCCAGCAGCAGCAGGTGCAGCAGGCCGCCGATGTCGCGCCCGCAGCGGCTGGTTTATTGAAGCAGTTGAGGGAGGGAGGCGGTGGCTAGCCGGAAGACCGATCCTGAACTTTATGACGTCACAGCCGAGCGCGCGCAGCATTACCGTGATGCTTTCACGGGTACGCACGGCGCTCATGTCATGGCCGATCTGGCGGAATTCTGCAAGGCCGACAAGTCGCATTTTTCGGACCTGGCCGGGAAGAACGGCCAGACTGACCCGTATCTCATGGCGTACTACGCGGGTCGCCGCGACGTGTATGAGCGCATCTTGAAGTGGTCCGAAATGGACGCCGATCTTATTCTTAAAACCTTGATAGACAGGAGAATGCAACATGGCTGAAGATGCAGGAGCGGCATCGCCGGGTGAAGGACTAGGTAGCAATCCGCCCGCGGGTACGGCATCGCCGGGTGGAGGATCAGGTAGCAATCCGCCCGCGGGTACGGCAACCACGAACGGAGCGGCTGCACCCGCAGGGCAAGAGGGCGGTGAACGGTGGTTCGACGGTTTCAGCGACCCGAGCCTCAAGGAACTGGCCGAAGCGAAGGGGTACAAGAACCCCGAGCAGGCGATGAACGCTTACCGGAACCTGCTTCGGTTCCAGAGTGGCGCGAGCAATGTCGTCGAAGTCCCGTCAGCCGATGCCGACCCGGAAACACTGAACCAGTTCTTCACGAAGATCGGTGCGCCGGAGACGCCGGACGGCTACGAACTGAAGCTCGGCGATAACGCCGATCCGAAGAACGTGGAGGCTGTCAAGGGAATTTTCAGTGAGGCCCGGCTGACGCCGCGGCAAGCGCAGATCGTCGCGGAGAAGTGGCAGGAGCACGCGCAGAAGGTTGCAGGTGAACAGCAGAGCGCCGTCGATGCGCAGAACCGGGAAGCCATTGAAGCCCTGAAGCAGGAAGCAGGCGAGCAGTGGGATACGCGCCTCGCGGCGGGCCGCAGGGCGATGGAGTCGCTTGGTCTGGACGACGACGATCTGGCGCAGCTAGACAAGGCGATGGGCGTTCCGGCTGTTGTGAAGCTGCTTACGAAAGCAGGCGCTGTCATCGGGCAGGAGTCGAAGTTCCGTGGCGGCGGGCAGGAGGTGACGCCGGGATCGGCGAAAGCGCAGATCGCATCGCTCAAGGCGGATGAGAAGTTCCAGCGCGTCCTGCGGGATCGCACGCACCCGGAATACAGAAGTCATCTGGACAAGT